TTTCGGTACCCGCCAGTCGCTTCCGCAGGGTCACGATCACGCCTTGCGACGTGCTGAACTCCAGTCGGCACAGGTAGGCGTTGCTGCCGTCGAGGTACCGGGCGACGAGCGCGAGGAAGTGCCCGCCGCCGACGGCCAGAGCGTCAGTTGCGACCGTGGCCGTCAAGTCGACGTCAGAGTGCGGGGCAGGCAGCAGGCAGTACCTCGATACGTTGGTGCTGCCCAAGCTGACCAGCCCCCGCCCCAGGTAGGCGGCCCGCAGCGCAGATACGTACCGGTGAAACGTCTCGGTGCGCGCCCCGGAATCTCGGCCGGCCCGGGTGTTCATCCCCGGGGGGAAGAACGAGTCCCGGAGGGCGCGGCTCATCTCCAGCTGTACGCCCGCGCTCGCGGAGGTCTTGTTGCAGATGTTGTTCGGGTTGGTCCCTGCGATCTCTGATGGCGCGGTGGTAACCAGGAACCCGGCGCGGGTCAGGCAGTCGGTGACCCGCGCGACTAGGTCAGCGTCCAGGCCCCCAATCGCGGTCTCCGCTCGGCCGGCTGTTCCCACGTACCCGTGAAACGAGAGGCAGCGGCGGGCAGCTCCCACGAGCGCTACGCCCATCGGCTCGTCGAAGTTCGTTGACGTGATGTGCAAGGTCGTATTGCCGGACGCTTTGATGCCCGCGAACTCGTAGTAGGCCATGCTCTGCCCGCCCCTGGACAGTTCACGGGCAACCTCGCCCGAGCCGCCCTCGATGCTGCCTCCGTGGACAGCGATTGCGGCCCACGTCGCCCCGGCCGGAGCGACCGCGGTCCGGGTGTAGTCGACGCCCTCGGTCTCGGCCGCGGCGAGGGCCGCGAAGTTGGCGTATACGTCAGCCATCAGCCCCCCTGTACTGAGTAGTCGGCGGCGCTGCCGCCGGTCGTGGTCCAGGTCTGGCCTGAGTTGGCCGTTCCCCATCCGCCGGTGACGGACCGGTCGAAACGATCGCCCCTCACCCCGACTACGTCGGTCACGGTCATGACCTCCCCTCCGGCCTGAATGTCGAACGGGAAGTCGGTCGGGTCCTGCGTCCATCCTCCGGTGGGGGTCGCGGCCCGGATCAGGGTGTCCGTGGCGCTGGCGGCCCCGGACAGCGTGGTCCCGGACGTGTCGACCCGCCCGTGCGCCGGATCTCCGCCCACCACGCCTACGCGGTACGGCCCGGCCGGTACGCAGCCCAACGTGAGCACCCATGCCCGGGGGCGCGGTTCGTGCTCGATCCGCCGCACGATCAGGTCGAGCGGGCCCGGCCCCGTGTACAGGGGAGGGTTGGTGATCCGTACGACGTCGCCGACGCGCAGCCGGAGCGCGGCGGGGATCAGCTCCGGACGGCGGTGCAGCTCGACGTGGACCGTCGGGTACCGGGCCTCATCCCATGTGCCGAGGTGGGCCCGCCACGCGGCGATCGGCCGGGTCTGGTCGTCGGACCCCAGTGAGAGCGTCACGGCCTCCTCGTATACGCCGATGCCGCCCTCCTCCGGCGGACGGGCGCTGTTGGGGCCCTCCTCGACGACGGCACGGCCGGAGCTACCGCCCGCCCTGGTGACCGTCACGTCGTTGGGCCGGTCGGCGTCGTCCTCGGCAGGCTCCAGCGGCGGCGCGATCTGGCCGGCCGCGTAGTCGAGGGTGAGCGCGGGGGGTTGGTTGTAGAGGGTCGCTCGGTCCCGGTAGACGAGCCCGAGCCGATCCATCGTCTCGGCCAGGATGCCCCCGTCGGTGTCGACGATCTCGCCGAGCAGTGTCAGCAGCTCAGCGCGCCCCTGCGGGCCCATCCGCTCGGCGGCGGTCCCGATATCGCCGTCCCGCGCTGTCAGGCGCAGGAGCGGTTCCTCGACGGCCAGGCGGCGTATGCGGTCGATGGCCGACTCACGGGCGTACCCGTTGTCGGCACCGTCGTAGATCGTGACCCCAGCGCCGCCGCCGTTGGCTGCGGACGCCCCCGGGACGCTGAACGCGCCGAGGTGCCCGAGCGTCATCCCCTGTGTGACGCCGCCCCAATTCCCGACGATGCCCGCCAGCGTTCCCATGGTGCCTGTGAAGATCGTCGCGGCCCGCCACCATCCGCCCGTCGCGATGTCACGCCACGCGGCAGTCAGGCGCGTCTGCCCGTCTGGCTCGGCGGACACGTAGAGCGCAAGCCGGTTCCACACCCCGGCGAAATCGGTGATTGCACCGGGGGTGGTGAAGGTGAAGAAGGCGAGGGTTTCGCCGTCGGCGTTGCGCGCCTCGATCCGGACTCCGGTGGTCGAGGCAAAGAGGTGCGCCGACCGGGCCACCGACCCGTTGATGGTTACTCGCACAATCTCGGTGAGCACGGCTGACAGAGCAGGGAGACGGTAGACCAGCTCGACATGCCACCCCGGAGCCGGAGCCGCCGGGACGGTCGCGGCCAGCGTTGCGACCGCGTCGAGGGTCGGGAGCGGAGCTGAGCCGGGCAGGCTGTCGTCTGCTGCCATGGCCATGCCGGACACCCTCAGCGGGCGCACACCGGGGGTGGGGGAGTACAGCTGTGTAGACCCCTCTGCGTCCTCCATTGGCCAGTACGCCAGTAGGCCCGGTCCGCCCGGGATACGGCGGCGGAGGGTGGACTCCAGCGGGCGGCGGCCCTGGCCGAGCCGCCGCAGGATGCCCGCGGCCTGTACCGGCACGTAGGCGTCGTGCCCGGCCCCGGTCCACCGCGCGGGCCAGTCGGGCACCTCGCCCGTGAACAGGCACTCACGTCGGCTGATTGCGGCCGCGCCGGTCAGCGTCCAGGCTCGGCCGGCCGCGTCCGTCACGCCCGCGGCCCCGTCCTCCAGCCCGGTGAAATCCGGGCCCGCGAGCACCGCGCCGCCGATGCCCGACCGGACCTCAGCCCGGTGCAGACGTCCGGCCATCGCGATACCCGGATACGGCAGCCCGAGCATGGTCCCCAGCACGAGCGGAGTTGTCGGGTTGGCCACGCTGGTGGTGCCAGCGCTTACGACCGGGGCGCCGATGACGGTCCACGGGCCCGCGGTCGTGGGCCCGGCGTAGAACGTGACCGTGCACCCACCGCTGCCGTTGTTGACGTCCAGGACCGCGCGCACGCACAGCCGCCCGCCCCGCCCGTCGACCGGGGCGGTACTCACCGCGGCCCGGAGGCCGGCCGACGTACCGGTCGGCGACCACGCAAGTTCCAGGGTGCCGTCAAGCAGGACAGACAGCCTGTAGCCGACGGCCGCACCCTCCCACCGGGAGATGATCGGCCAGACCCGCCGGTACACCACCCAGTCGTCCGGGGTGATCTCCGCCCGAAGGTCGAGGTCACCGGGCGTGGCAAGCTCAGCTGAGTGCGGGGTCGAGGCGTGCCCGCCGTCGAGCCGGAGCCATGACTCCTCGGCCGGGACCGTGATCCGGAGCGGCGTGTTGCGGAGTAGCCGCCCGTAATTCCGGCCCAGCGGGTTGCGTGGGCTGTAGTGGCCGCCCGCGTTGTTGAGCAGCAGCGCGCACGACGCGGGGTCCGGTTGTGCCCCCTCGTTGGCGGTGCCGTGGGCGATCCGGATCGGCTCCCGGGTGTAGATGTCCTTGGTGATGTCCACCCAGGAGCCGCCGAGCATCAGCTCGCCCCGCAGGCCGAGCGGACTCTCAGGGAACGCCACGGCGTCCTCCTTCCTACGTCGTCTTCTTGCCCGCGAGTACGAGCTGAACGTCACCGCCGCGGACCCGGATCGCGTGCCGCAGTTCCTCCACGAGGTAGTCATCCCGGCGGGAGCCGGACGACCTGATCTCGATCACCACGCGGCCGGAGGTGGACGCGCCGCCTACCGCGCCGTACGAGCCCGCAGCGGACCCGGTCGGGACCGGAACGGCCGACGGGTCAACCAGAGCGGCCATGGACCGGTCGACGGCCGCACGCTCGCCGTCGATACCGCGCACGAGCCCCTGCGGAATGAACCGGCCGATCGCCGCCATGACCCGCGACGGACTCTTGATGCCGAGCGCCTGCCGGATTGCTTTCTGCATTCCTTGGGCGATTTTCAGCATTTGCCGTTCAATGGACTTCTGCTCTTTCTGAAGTCCGCGAACGAGGCCCTTTGAGGCTTGGATTCCCGCCCCGTACATGGCGTCACCGGCAGTGGTACCGGCCGCACCGGCAGCCTTGACAAGAGCCGCCTGCTGCCCGTTGATCTGCTTAATCTGCGCTGCCGAGGCGTTCGCAAGGACGGCAGCCGAGGCCGCGCCCTGCTCGACACCGGCCGTCGCAATCTGCGAAATCAGATCAGCTCGGACACCCTTTTTCTTGAGTGCCGCAAGCTGCTTAGCGAAAAGCTGTGCCTGCGCCACCCGTGCAGCCAGGGTGTTGATGATCGTGTCCGCCGTGGCGGGCCCGTCCATCTGCGTGATATTCCCGGACTCAAGGACACCCTTGCGCACGTCCGCCGCGAGCTTGTCACGTGCCTGAATCTGACTCGCGAGCCGCTTTTGCGCGGCCTTGAGCTGACTAGCAACCTTCGCTTCCCGGTTCGCCAGCGCCAGCAGCTTCTTACTGCCCGCGCTGATTTTCCCGAGCACCTTAGACCGCTTCTTGCCCGGCCTCAATCCGTCGGTCACCATATCCGCAGCCTTCGCGGCAGCAGCCTTGATCTGCTTACTGGAACCGAGCAGCCCGTCAATCAGACCGCGAGCGACCCAGCGGCCTTGCGCCTTAGTCACACGGGACGGCGAGCGAATCCCGAGGGCCCGCGCGATCGGCCCCGGAATCGCCGACTTGGCCCAACCCATGATCTTGGATTTGATCCATCCGGACATTCCCTGAATGCCGTTCCAAAGGCCCTGTACGACATTCTTTCCCTTGTTGTACAGGAGGCTATTCAGGGAACCTATCCCGCGCCCGATGCGCCCAGGGAGGCCGGATATCCAGGCGACGAGCTGACCGCCCTTGGTGACGACACCCGTTTTGATTGCATCCCAGTGGCGAAGGAAAATCCCGACGATGCTCCATTTGATGAAGAACCCGAGGATCGCACCACCGATGGATTTGATCTTGCCCCAAATCCAGTCCCACGCCTTCGTGGTCCAAGAGATGATCTTGTCCCAGTTTTTCCAGATCAGAATCCCCAGAGCCACGATCGCGGCGATCACCCAGCCCACCGGGCCCATCGCGAGCACCCACGCGGCAGCCATCCGGGCCCCCTGCATGAGCGCCTGAGCGCCCATCAGGAGCCATGCCCCCACCACCCGCGCACCAGCAGCCACCTGCCCGGCAGCAGACGCACCGGCAGACACGCCGGACATCACCCACCCGGCCACCACCTGAGCCGCAGACATCAGAGCCCGGCCGCCCATGAGGAGCCAGGCGCCCACGACGCGTGCACCGGCAGCCACCTGCGTGCCGGCCGACCGCACCGAAGCGGCCCCCGACATCACCCAAGCGGCCACCACCTGAGCGCCGCGAACCGTCGCGGTCACGCCCATGAGAACCAGCGCCGGGATGAGAGCACCGGCGACCACAGCCGCCAGCAACTTAACGGTGCCGCTGTTCTTCTGCATCCACTGGCCGAATCGCATCAGCGCAGGAACGACTTGCCCGCCGATCAGATTCACGACGCCCTGTTGCATTCCGCGCTTAAACTGCTCCAGCCGAACGCCCGCGTTATCGCGGAGGGAATCGCCCATCTTGTCGGACGCGCCCTTGAAAGTGCCGAGAGCGCCCGTCGCCTTCGACGGGTCGAGGGCGAGCAAAGCCTTTTGCAGGTCCTCGCTCTTGGTGCCGAAAAGCTCGGCCGATGCTGCGTCGCGCTTGACTTCGTCATCCATCGACCGCAGCTTGTCAAGCGTCATTTGCAACGCCTTTGTTGCCTGCGGTCCACCGGCCGAAATCATCTTGATCATGTCGCCGGAATTCAGGCCGATGGCCTTAAACCCATTGACCATCTTTTCCGACCCGGCGACACCCTCGATCGTGAATTCCTTGAAGGCGTCGGCGATCACGTCGGTATCGCGCGCACCTGCTTTCAGGCCCTGCGACATAAGGCCCGTGGCGCTCTGCACGTCAAGGCCGAGGCGCTGGAAGATCACGGAATACTCGTTGAAAGTATCCATGATGTCATCCGCGCGAGGGCCCATATTTTGCAGGCCCTTGGTGATGACGTCCAGGGCTGTTTTCGCGTTCGGGGCCAGACCCGTTTTCATGATCTGCCCGACCGCATTTGCAGACTGGCCGAGGTCCAATTCGAAAGTCGACGCAAGGTCACTGACCTTCGTGCTGATCGCCTGAATCTGCTTATCCGTCGCGCCAGTCGGAAGAAGCCCCGCCCGCATCGTGACGGAAATTGCGTCCGCAGCCGACTGGAAATCAGCCGTCACCGCGTCCGCGTACATGCGCCCGGCGATCTGCCCGTACTTCTGCGCTACGGCCGGAGTCGCCCCCAGCTGTGCGCCGAGCCGCCCCGTAATCTGGGACTGATCCAGGTGCTGCGCAATGCCCTGCATGAGCACCGCGCCCGCCGCAACACCGGCCGCGGCAGCAGCCATCTTGATGCGGGAGAACCCGCCCTCGGCGGCCTGCACGGCCCCGTCTGCGCCATCGTCAGCACCGCGCCGCAGGCCGTCGCCGAGCGCGTCCCCGGCCGCCTGGCCGACGCGTCGGCCGGCCGCGACGAACCGGCCGCGCGCGTCCCGGATCGAACCGTCCGCGGCCCGCACCCAGCCGTTGCCGAGCGCCTGCCCGGCCGCCGCGCCCGCGTCCTCCGAGTCCCGCGTCATCCGCTGCCCGGACGTACGGAGAGCACCCTCCGCGCGCCGAAGGGCGGGGCGGACCTCCCGATCGTCCATCGTGATGAAGCCGGTCAACTCTCCTACGGTCAGCGCCATTTACCGCCCCCGTTTCTGCCCGGCCTCGGGCGGTGCGAAGGTGCGGTGAATACGGCACTCAGTGGAGAGCAGACCGGTAATGCGGAGCCGGAGCCAGCGCCACGAGCGTTCGCGGAGGATGCCGGAATCGGCGTCAATGCCGTAGACCTGGTGGAGATCGGCCTCGATCAGCTCCCACCGGTCCAAGAGGGCATCCCACGTCAGCGAGACGCCGCCTTGGCCTTGCCCTTGCGGGGAGCCGAGCCCGCCCTCGTACCACTCGTAGAGCCCGGTCTCGGGGTCGTACTCCCCGCACCCTTTGCCGAGGAGTCGCGCTTGGCGGATCGCCTCTCCGCCCGATTCAGTGCTTTTCCCGGGGCGTTGCCTGTCGCCCAGTACGACGCTGCGGTCTCTCGGTCTGCGGTGATCCACATCATGGCCGTGAGCGCCACGTGCCGGAACCGGGACCATCGCACGTCGGCGAGGAGCTGCTCGTACGTGTCGCCGAGACACATCCGGTAGAGGTCCAACTCCTCCTGGTCGTCGAGGACGGGGGCCGTCGGTGCCTCGCCCCCGGCGGCGAGCCGCGCCGCCAGGGTGGTGATGCGCTCGATCCTGAGCCCGTCCTCGGCTGCCGGGTCCTCGATCCGGTACGTGCGCGTTTCCCCGTCCCGGCCCTGTACGGGCAGTTCGAGGTAGTCGTCGAGGAAGTCGCCGAGTGCGGCGAACTCGCCGCTCACGGGGTCGCCAGCGGGTTGTCGATCGGCAGGAGCGGGCCGTCACCCGTGAGGGTCACCTCGACCTGTCCCAGAGCCGTACGCTCACCACCGGCCGGGGCCCACGTCGGGATCGCGTGGCCCTCGTACGCCTCCGGCAGACCGGTCCGGTCCATGTACCGCAGGTGCACCTTGTTGGCGTTGCCGTAGGCGAAGTGCGCGAGCCGGATGGCCTCGTGCACGGCGTTGAACGTCTTCGCGGTCGGGGCGACACGGCGGTTGATCGTGAGGCTGATCTCCCACGCCTGGCCGGTCTTCGTGTTGCCCGCCCAGCCGTCGCCCTCGTAGTCGCCGCTGTCCTCGATGTTCGGTTCGGACGCGGGCTGAAAGGCAGTGATGCCGGGGCAGAGCTTCCAGTCCGGCGTAGCGGCCGTGCCCACGTTGACCTCAAGCCGCCACTGCCGGGCGAGAGCGATCTCCTCCGGCTCTACGGGTGTACTCATGAGCAGTCCTATTCGTGCGTGTGCGCGGTGCGGCGCAGGGTGCGGAAGTAGTAGTTGGCGGTCAGCTCCGTGCGGTTGGAGCCGTCGAGCCCGAGGGATGCCTCGGACTGTCGCCAGGAGAGGGACACCGAGACCTCGCGCAGCCGGTAGTGCTCGCGTCCGTCGAGGACGCCGAACACGTCGTCGGCAAGGTCGTAGACGGCGCGCGGGTCTCGGCCGGCGCGCATGCGGACCTGGACGGCGGTGATCGCCTCCGGCCCCCCGGTGTCCTCGATCGGGTAAGGGGTCAGGCACAGCACCCGGTCCGGCTGTGCGGGCATGACGCCCAGCACGATCGCCGTTCCCGTCGTGGGGTACGGCTCATCCGGCGGCCCGTAGGTGCCAAGCCCCTGCTCGGCGAGGAGTTCGGCCAGGCCCTCGACCACGTCGGCGGTGTAGCTCACCGCAGGGCCCGGCGCATCTCGGCGGCGATGATCTCGCCGACCGTGTCGGCCTCCTCGGACATCGGCTGTTCGAGGTACTTAGCGGTACGCCCGGCGTCGTGCCGGTAGTCCATCTCTTCGTGTTGCCGGACCGCGTATGGGGTGTCGTACGCGACGGCGGCGCGGAGTTCGTCCTCGCCCACGGTGGCGGTGCCGGACCGTTCGAGGGTGCCCTCCTCGATGGGCACCCGCTCCCGGGACACCTGTAGGACGTGCTCGGCACCGAGCCGCAGCCCGCGCGCCGCGCCCGCCCGGGTGCCCCGGATCACCGCGTCCCCGTTCCACGTCAAGCGTGCTCGGGTCATTCGCAGAACACCTCCGACGACTGGGGCAGGGGGAGACCTGGCGCGGTGTGCGGGGCGATGTGCAGCGCAGTCGTCTTGCGGCCAGACGGCAGCGTGATGAGTGACTGCGCGGGGCAGTCGAGATCCGGGGCGGCGATGATCTGTGCGGTACTCGTCACCTCGCGGCCGGTCCGGTCCCGTACGGTGCGGACCTTCTCGGAGACGAGCGCGCGCACCGGATCACCCGGCGGCCAGTAGACGGGCCCCACGGGGCCCTCACCGCGGTACCGCTCGATGACGATCAGGTGCGGCAGCAGCCACGTGGGCACCCTCACCAGATCACCCCCGGCAGCAGTCCCGCCCGCTTGAGCGTGCGAAGGGCTCGCGGCCCGATGTCCACGGCGTCCGGCGCGGTCGGCCCGTCGCGGCGACCGGACATGGAGACCGGGCCGATGCTGACGGAGTCCCACCGCCCGGCTGCCCCGGTGTCGTCCCCGCCCTGCGCCGCCACGTACTCGACCTGCGCGCACGTGGCGGCGGCGAGGGCGTCGCGGACGTCGGGATCGGTCGGCATGCCGGTGGCGTCGGTGTCGTAGACGGCGGTCCGGAGAGCGTCCTCGACGTCCTCGGATGCCCGGGTCAGCAGCCGTACGGCGTCGGCCGGGGCCGGTTGCCCCGTGGCGTCCGCCAGCTGCTCAGGAGTGGCGTACACACGGGGCACCGGGCTACCCGCCCTTGGCCGCGCGGGTGGCAGGCTTCGGCTTCGGCTCGGCCGGGGCCTGCTTGTCGCCGTCGTCCTGGTCGCCGTCGTCGGCCGGGGCGGAGCCGACCCGTTCCACGGTGTAGCCGTGCCGCTCGAAGTAGGCGACGGCTCCCTCGCTGTCGGTCTCGGCCTCGCCGTTCACGAACCACACACCGGCCACCTGGCCGTTGAACTCGCTGACGGGGGCGCTGATCTTGTGCTTCATGCCTGCCTCACTGAACCTTGATGTTGCGGAACACGGACGCGGCCTTCGTGCTCTTGAGCACGACACCGACGGGGCCCATTTCGACCTCGCCCCTCTTGACCGCACCGGCCCCGGAGAAGTCCGGAAGCCACGTGCTGACCAGCTCACCGCCCACGGTGCTCACACCGTGGAAACCGTCGAGACCCATACGGACCGCGTACAGGTCCGTCAGGCCGGTGGTCGACACCGTGGCGACGGTCCGGGTCTCGGTCGGGATGATCGGGTCGTTCGTGCCCGGCTTCGCACCGGGGTCCACGAAGGTGACCCCGCCGTACGACTCGCGGACGATCGGCCGGCCGTTGGCACCGATCAGCCCGTCCACCGGGTCCTTCGTGTACTGCCCGGCGCGGCGGGCGAGGGCCCGCACACGGGCCAGGGCCTTGGAGTTGCCGAACACCATGCTCGGCGACCCGTCGAGCTGGGACAGCCACTCGTCGAGCAGGTCAAGCGCCTTCTGCTCGGCCCGCGCGTCGGTGTCGAAGTCGGTCCAGTCCGTGACCTGGTCGAGCCGGAACTCGGTCGAGCTGCCCGCGAGGGCCTTGTCGAGGCCGTCGAAACCGTCCTCCTCGACCGCCGTGTCTCCGTTGATCACCGCGTTCTGAAAAGCGGTGCGGGCGGCCTTGATCTTCTGGTTCATGTTCAGCGCGACAGCGCCGGACGCGGCCGGACCGAGCTTCGCCACCACGCGGTCGATCTCGAAACTGCCACCGAGAACGGCGAGGTCCACGGAGAACTTCTGCGTGGTGACGTTGCTCGGGGTGTACTCGGTGTTGATCTTGCGGAAAGCGGCGGTGGGCTGGGTGACGAGTCGCCGGTAGCCGTAGGTGAGCGTCGCTCCGCCACCGGCCGGGTTGACCACGTCGTCGAAGGTGAGCGCGTCGAGGATCGCCGACTCCTTGCGGAACTCGTCGATCACCATCACGTCCACGTCGTCCGTGGTGTTGTTCTTCGCCTCGGCGAGGGTTACGGGCATGGGGGTGTTGCTCCTGTCTGATCAGCCGCGCGCGAGGCGCGCGGCGACGGCGTCGGTGAGGTTGGCGGGCTTCCGGTCGCCGGTACCGGCTCCGCTGAAGTCGGCCCCGCCCTTGACGGCCCCGACCGGCCGGACCTTGTACAGGTCGGGGTCCGTGTCGACCTCGGCCTTTATCGCGGCCTTCAGCTGCTCGCCGAAGTCGGCGGCGGCCGGGTCGAGCTGGTCGAGGCGGTCGGTGAACGTGCGGGAGTTCAGCAGCCGGTCGGCGCGGGCCTGCTCGGTCTGCGCGGCCTTGTAGGCGGCGAGGTGCACCGCGGTCTGCCGGGCCTGGCGCTGCGACTCGGCGAGCTGCTGCGTCAGCTGCTCGGGCGTCGCCTGCTGGTCGTCCTTGACGAGACCGAGCGCCTGCCCGATCTTCTGCGCGAGGGCCTGCTCGGCGGCCTGGGCAGCGTTGGCCTTGGCCACCGTTCGGGACTTTCCGGCTTCGGCGCGGGCGTCGCTGATGGCCTTCTGCGCCCACGCGGGGAGCGTCGACACGTCGCCCTCGGCGGGCTGCTGGCCCTGCTGCTGACCGGTCGGGTTCTGCCCGCCCTGGCCCTGCTGCTGGCCTCCGCCCGCGCCCTGCTGGCCGGTGTCGCTCCCGGCCGCGCCCTGGCCCCCGTCGCTCCCGGCTCCGCCCTCTCCGGTGCCGTCGCCTCCGGCGATGGCGTAGATCGGCCGGCCGTCGGCGCGGTAGCCGAGGACGGCCCCGGCCGGGTGGGTGGCGAGCGGGTGACGGAAAGCGTTGGGGGTGTTCATCGTGTGCACTCCTGGTGCGGTCGGGCCCGCGCCTGGCGGGCCGTGTGGGCATGCAAAAGGGGCCCGCTCCTGGCGGGCCCCTGGGGTGGTGCTGGTCTGTGGTGCGCCTACTCGGCGACGTCCTCCGTGGTGTTGAGCGGACGGGCACGGGCGTACCCGCGTACCCACGCACCGCGGAGCAGCGATGTACGCGGGTACGGGCAGACGGTCGGAGGATCACCTCGGCGCCCGGCCTCGGCCCCCTCCGACACTGCCCGTGCGATGTCCTCGCGCGTTCCCACGATCACCTCTTGTTCTGGTGGGCGGACTCGTTGATGCGGGCGCCCTCGGCCCAGCGCTGCGCCTCGCCGGTCGCCTGCTCGATGAACTCAGCTTGTGTCAAGCGGCCGTTGGCTGCCCACCACTCTCTCAGCTCGTCGCTGGCGCGGGCGTGGGCGATCCTGGCCGGGCCAGAGAACAGGCTCATCGGGTCGACGCCGTCGGTCTGCGCCTTCTTGTTGAGCAGGTAGCCGCGGCACGCTGCCTCGGCGTCGAGGTATTGCCGGTAGACATACTCGGCGTACATCTCCCGCGCCCGCGCCCGGGTGATCCGCTCGCGCGGTTCAGCGTCCCCGGTGCGCCGCTCGGCGGCGGCCACAGCCGCGGCAAGGTCGTCGGCGAACTTCGCGTCACGGGCTAGCGCCCCCCACTCCTCCGGAACGGGCAGCGGGTTGAGCGCGTCGTCCAGGGCGGCGCGGTCGGCGAGCAGATCCTCGACGGCGTCGCCGGTCGCGGCCGGGGCCGGAAGCGGCGGAGGCGGGTAGCGGCGGTCCAGCTCGGCGGCGATCCGGGCTCGGTCGCGGTCGTCCAGCGACGTGGCGCGCATGGCGGTGCCCATCTCGTCGTCGGTCATCTCGCGCATGATCCCGTCGTCGCCGGACCGGACGCGGGCAGCCTGTACGTACGGGCTGCTCGGCGCGGTCTGCGAGGTGGGAAGGTTCGATGCCCCGGGCTGCTCGCGGGCGCGGAGCCGTCGCAGGTCGGGGTGCGCGGCGAGGTGGTCGCGCATGGTGCCCTGCCACTGCCTGATCTTGGCGTTCGCGGCGCGCTTCTCCTCGGGCGTCGTCGCCGCGGCGGCCCGGTTTTTATACTTCCGGATGGTCCGCTCGATCTCCCGCTGTCGCTGCCCGGCCTCGTACCCCTCGGGGTCCGGTCGGGCGGTCTCGGTGCGGGTGATTCCCGGCGTGTACGCGGACACGCTGTGACGGCAGTTGGGGTGTTGGAGCCCGGCGCGGCGGGCCTCGTCAAGCGATCCGGCGACCCGTACGGGCACCATCTCGCCGTCGCGGGTGCCGTGCTCGACCTCGACCGTACGGGCCCCGTCAGGGCCCCCGATGGACAGGACGCGGGTTTCCCACGGGCGGCAGAGCGGGCACTCGCGCGGGCTGTTGGACACGATGACCAGTTCGACCCCGGCGGCCTCCAGGGTCCGCATGTGGCCCTCGGTCGCGGCGCGGCCCACGGCGGTGCGTACCGCCATTTCGGCGTACGAGGTGAGTTTCCACCGTCGGCCGGCCCGGTCGACGAACGACGTGATCCCCTCGTCGGCCCACTTCCGCATCGCATCCTGTGTGGCCTGGCGGCGGGTGCTTGTGCCGAGCAGCGGAAGCGCGGCCACCTGCCCGACGATCGCCCGGAACCGGTCCACGATCGTCCGCAGGATGCTGCGGTGGGTGTCGGTCACGCGGGTGACGGCTTGCTCGGCGAGCCGGTCGACGGCCTGCGCCTGCGGGGTGATCTCGTCGACCAGACGGCGGGCGTCGTTGTCGAGCGCGCCGAGTTCGGCGACCCCGGCGCGGTGCCCGGTGTTGTACGCCTCGGCCGTCACCTCGAACACCTCCAGGCGCACGGCCTGGTCGAGCTGGTCGGTTACGGCGGTCGCCGCCCGACGGAGCGCGGAGACGGCGGCGAGCTTCCGCTCGGCCCACTGCGGCGATTCGTACCCGTCTTCCAACTGCCGCGCGATGATGCCGAGTAGGCGCTCCTCAGCGGCGGCGTACAGGTCCCGCGTACCGGCGGCCAAACCCTCGACCATGCCCGGGTGAATCGGCACGCAGGCACCTCCTACATGGGGTAGGTGTCGCCCGGGTCGGGCGCGCCTGCGCCGGTCTCCGCGAGGATCGCGGCGACCTCGGCGTCAACGTCCTCGTCGAGCATGTCGGGCGACCGGTACTTGACCTTGGTCGCTGTGCTCACGGCACCGGCGCGGGCGTACAACTCCAACGTCGTCGCCTTGGACTGCTCGCTCTCGGCGGCATCGAGCCGGAACTCAACCGTCGGCCGCTCCGGGGCGACCTTCGCGCCGAACTGGGCGACGGCAAGTAGCTGGTACGCCCACAGGAAATCAGGCAGCCGCGACTTCCAGTAACCCGCCTTCTTCTTCGTGGTGACGGTGCTGTCCTCGTCGCGGGCGTCGACCTCGGTCGCGGTGATCGCCTGCCCACCACCCTCCAGCCCGAAGGACTGGGCGGAGTAGCCGGCCGACTCAACGGCCTTGCGGGTCAGGGCCTCTGCGGTGCGCTGGTGCTCGTCCACCCTGATTTTGAACTGTGCGAGGGTCAGCCCGCCGTTCTCGTTCGGCGGCATGTTCAACCCGCTGTAGACCTCGCGGTCGTCGTCCCACGCTGCCCCCTGGCCGGGGCCCATGCTGGTCAGATACCCGTCGGGGACGACCAGCCGTGCGCGGGCGAGGCGGATGTCACGCATCCACGATGTCCACACGTCGTCGAGCGCTGCGAACTGGTCGTGAATCGGTGCGGCGTAGTCGCTGCGCCCGTACGGGCTCGACCGGTGCAGTCGGTTCGGCGTCATGTTCGGCACGTACGTGGCCGTGAGCATCCGGATACCAGTCTCGACCGACACCCCGTCGGGGCCGAGCGAGCCGATCAGCCCGGCCGTGTCGGTGTGCTCGGTGAGCGGCACGGCGCGGCCGAGGTTGTCGGGAGTGCCCTCATAGAGAGCGTGCTCGATGCGGCCGGGCTCGTGGCGCTCCAGGTGCCGGAACACGGTCTGCGTGTCGCCGCCGTCCAGCTCCCGCCAGAAGGTGACGGCCTTCATGATGCCGAACGCGTACTCGGGGATGGCGTTGTCCGGCTGCACGGTCGTCGGGATCGGCCGGTCCGGCACGATGTCCCGGTCCCACGTCAGCCGCAGGAAGATTCCGGAGACGGCCGCGGCCTGTTCGGCTGCGCCGAGCAGCAGCTCGTGCAGGTGCATCGTGTCGAGCGCGTCGCCGAGGAAGGTGTTTGTGCCCTCGGTCGGCGCGGTGATTGTCGGCATGTCCGCGAACAAGAGGTTGGCGCTCTTGGTGGCGATGTCGCCCGGCAGCGGGACGTGCAACCGGCGTTCGCGCTTGCGGGGGTAGTCGGCCGACTGCTGTCGGCCGAGCCCTCGCCGAGCGCGGCCGGGACGGTCGGCGAGCCCGGTCTCCCGCCGGTCGGCGAGGGCCGCAAGGCGGTCGGGGTCTCCGGCGTACCACATGGCGTCGCGCCGCATCTCGCGGTAGACGGCGGCCATGCGCGGCGGCGGCCACGCGGACCCGGGTGCAGGCATGCTCACGGCGCGGTCACCTCCTCGGCGGCGGGGATGTGGACTGCGGCGGTGAGCAGCTGCTCGCCGTGAGCGATGCGGCGGCCCTCGCGGTCGAGGACGTACAGGGAGGCTCGGACGCCTTCGCGGGCGAGGCGGAGATCGGCCACCATGGCGGGCGGCAGGCCCAGCGCACGGCAGGCTGCTCGCCGCTGGTCGAGGGTGACCTCGGTCGGGATGGTCGTCACGTGTCGGTCACCCCCTCGACGGTGTCGGCGGCCTCGCGTAGGAAGGCGGCGAACTCGCTGCGGATGCTGCCCGCCACGTCTCCGGGGTCGACCGTGATCGTCCCGGCCTGACACGGCAGCCCGCCAACGGTGATCGTGACGGGCAGGGTGATGCTGACGGCGGGCGTGTGCGCCACGGTGACGGCCTCCTATGCGGCAAGGGCGAGGATGTGCCGCCACTCGTGGGCGGCGGAGTGCACGGCGTACCTGAGCGCGTCCACGCTGTGGTCGTTGAGCTTCACCGGGCGGTCCTCGCCCTTCTCAGCGGCCTTCTCGTCCCAGACGTAACCGGGGATCTCGTCGAGCAGCCCGGTACACGACCGGTGGATGCGAAGTCGGCCGGCCGCGAGCGCGGACGCCACGGACCGGATACCGTCGCCGACATCGTTCGAGGCGCGGGCGATGCTGGGGTAGCCGTCGCTCCACATCTGCGTAATCAGTGATGCGGCGGACGGGTCAATGAACGTCCACTCGGGCCGGATGCCGAGCCCCGTCACCCACTCCCGGATCGCGGTGCTGTACTGCGCATCGGTCATCTGGCGCTGTGCGGCGCGGGAGTCGTGCCGCCACTCGGCAACCGCGTACAGGCAGTCATCAACACCGAGGCCGAGCAGGATCGCCGACGTGGGGTTGACCGTGCCATAGTCCACGCCGATCCAGTAACGGCGCATCTCCGGCAGGGAGTCGACGACGTGCACGGCCTCGTCGTACGCCTCGTAGATCGCGCCTTCGGCCATGACCCACAGACCGAGCACGTTCCGCTTGTAGAACAGACCCCGGTAGGACGCCTTGGTGCGCGCCTTGTACGCGTCCGACAACCCGGGGTTGTCATCCATGACGAAATGCCAGGACCGGAGCCGGGTCTCGCGCGGGCGGAGCAGGTACTCCTTGCGCGCCCAGTGATTCGGGTTGTCGGGGTTCGTCGTCCCGAAAATCTTGCTGCCCTCGATGGAGCAGCGGGCGTTGAGCTGGTCATAGAACGTACGCGGCAGGGTGGTCAGCTCGTCCACGTACGCGCCCGCGCACGTCAAGCCCCTGACCTTCGGTTCGGCCTGCGCGTCGTTGGCGCCCAACGTGTGCACGACGCGCCCCAACACGTTCGCGGTGGGGGCCCCGTTGGTGTACGTGATGTCGCGGGCGAGCGGCCCGAAGATCGACGGATCGGTCAGGGGGCCGAACACGTTCCGCGCGAGTGAGTCGCGGGTACGGCCGACCATGACCAGTTCGCCGCCCTCGGGCCGGTCCGACACGAAGTCGAGCCAGCGGAGCAGCGACGCGATGGTCTTCCCGGACCGGACCGAGCCTTCCCAGATGTTCTGGAAGGCGCGCGCCTCCATGATCGAATCGATCTGCTTTGGGGAGAGCGCGAGGTTACGGCTCATCGGCGGCGGCCTGGTCGTCGTCGGCCTCGGGGGGCGGCCCGCCGTGGCGTGCCACGTAGTCCCGGGCCAGTCCCGCCATCAGCTCGCCGACCACGCTGCGGCCCTGCTCGCCCGGGTCCTGCTTCGGCGGCAGCAGCTTGAGGGAGCGGTCGAGCGCGGCCCCGGCGGTCGCCATCATGGTGCGGCGGTCGGCCGGCGTCGGCTCGGGCTGCTCCTTCTGCGCGTAGGTGTGGTCCTTGCCGCCCCACTCCCAGTAGAGAGTTGGGGCGGTCATCTTGCCGAGTTCGCGCTCGGCCACGTCGTGCAGCCGGTGTGCCATTTCGGTGCGCCGGGCGTCAAGGTCCGCCTTGCGCACGGCGGTTGCGGTGGCTACCTCGGCGGCGCGGTCGAAACTGAGCGGGGGCTCAAAGTCCCCGGCGATCTTCGAGACGGTGCTCGCACTGCGCTTGATCTTCTTCGCGATGGCGTTGCGGGAGAGGCCCGCGGCGTGGTGGCGGCGTACCGCTCGCCGGTCTGTGTCAGTGATGGGTCGGCCCATGGGTACGGGTCACCCCCTCGCCGCGGTGTTCGTGGTGTGTCAGGTGGTGCGCAACTCCACCTTGTGGCGGACGGCTTCGGCGGCGAGCTGCCAGGCATTGCGCACGGGCACGGTGAGGCTGTCCCATTCGGGCAGCTCCTCGCCCTTCACACTGCGGTTGTCGACGGCCTCGGCGTACGCCTTGTAGGCGGCCTGTCCGATGTTCTCGGTGGTGGGGCGGGTCCTGAACACGCTGCTCCTCGGTCGGGGGTGGTGGAGCGGGCCGGGCGGGTTGCCACTTTCCGCCGCCCGCCGTCGCTACCGGCTTTTCCGGCCCGCCCCGGGCACGCAGAACACCCCCGCCGCGGTGTGCGACGGGGGTGTTCGTGGCGGCCGTTTTCGGGCACGCCGGGGTCGCCCTGATTAGATCACAGATTGATAACGGCGGGCAACAGGGGTCAGGCGGGGCAGAGCGTCGCCCGGAGTGCGGCGTTCAGCTGCTTGCCCTGCGCGTCCGTCAACGGCCGGGTGTCGTTGCCGAAGCGCTGCGCGGCAAGCCAGTCGACCTTGTCGCCCCCGCCCGCGAGGCTGCTGCACTGGTTCCGCCCGGCGTCGATCGCCTTCTCCTCGTCCTCGACGATGCGCGGGTCAACGGCCTTGATCGCGGCGAGGTACGCGGCGCGGTCCGCCCCGGTCGGCGCGTCCGGGATGCCCGCGGCCTTCTCGGCGTCGCTGCTCTCCCCGCTGTCGGCGTCGTCGGCCGGCTGCTCCTTCGCGGCCGGGGCGGACGCGTTCGGGCCCGCCGCGGGCGCGTCAGGCTCGGGCTCGGTGCCGCATGCGGTGAGCGTGAACAGCGCGGCGGCGAGCAGCGCGGCGGGCAGGAGGGTGGTTCGTCTCACGGTGACACTCCGTACGTAGGTCTGTGCCGTGTGAGACAGGCGAGGCGGGCGGAGGGTTGTAGTCCTACCCGCGCGCGACGATCCGTACGACCGGTCGCACGGCTGCGCCCCGCCGTGTCGTACAGCGGGGCGCAGATGGTCGTACAGGTGTCATACCAGCTGGTCGGCGGGCTGCGGGGTGTCCTGCCGCTGTACGGTCACGCGCATGCGGCGCGGCACTGTGGCGTCCGGTACGGCTCCAACAGACCATGCGGATTCCAGTCCGCTGGCGAGGAATTCGACGGCGAGTCGTACCGCGTCGGCCTTGGTCATGCCGGTGCGCATGATGGTGGTGAGGGCGGCGTCGAACGCGTCGGTTCGGGGTACCGAGACGGGGCTCGGGCGGCGTCGGGCGGGTCGGCGGGTAGGGTTCTGGTCAGCCATGGCGGGGGTTGCTCCCGTGGTGGTGAGGGCCCGTCCGGCATGTGGAGTGCCGGGCGGGCCCGCTGCGTGTCAGTAAGTAGGGTCCTGCTCGTGGGTATAAATCGCAGCCCTGTTCGACTGCTCCTCAGTGCCGTTCCAGACCAGCACGCGAAAGCGGTATTCGCTCGGGCCGCGCCCGGCACGGCTGAGAACGTGGCCCGCGAGGTCTGCCGCAGTGTACGTGTCCGGAATGACGCTCTCGCCTGACTCCCACGCCTGCCATCCGCTTCCGGCTTCACTGTCGAACAAGTCGATACGCCATGAAACCTGGCGCGTTTCGCGGATCATTCGACGTACGTACGAGTCTGTGACGCCAAGTTCCTTGGCGATGACGGAGGGGGGCGCCCCTTCGGCGGTGGCGCGGTGGATGAGGCCAGGGGTGCCAAGTTCGATCGCCTTTGCGGCGCGCCGAATCGTGCCCGCTGTCTCAAGGGTGATGTCCTCGGCGACGGCGTATGCGATTGTGGCGCGAACTTGATCTGTGGTCGCTGCCTGGTAGCTGTCGGCGAGGTCTGCCAGGGTGCTCGGTGTGACCGCACTCAGTGAGGCGGCATGCTTGGCCTCCAGTTCGTTGAGGGCGTATTCCAGTGAACTGGTCGCTGCATCACGCACGCTTTCCATGATGGTTTGGCGAAGTCGGCGACCGAGTGGGGTCGGGTTGTTTCTGCTGTCCATGAGGGCCTTTCAGTGGGCGGCGAAGAGTGCGCCCTGGGCGGGGCGCGGCGTGCCGATGATGGTGAGCTGCTGCGCGCCGTAGACGTACGTGGGCGCGGGCGGGGTGTGGCGGGGGCGGGCGGGGG